GTCTTTGGTTAAGTCGATTGCTGAATATAAGCCCGCTTCGGTGTCTGCGACTGTAGCGAGGATTTCGTCTTTGGTTAAGTCGATTGCTGAATATAAGCCCGCTTCGGTGTCTGCGACCTTTATTAAAATCTCTTCTTCGGACACGCTGATTCCTGCGGCCGCTTCCTGTCGGTCTTGGTCTATCTTGCTTAAAATCTCTTCGAGCGACAATTCCATATCTTTAATGCGGTGAACATTTGTAAAATGGATTCCGTGGACGACTTCGTTTGCTGCTTCCTGCGCGGCCTTTGTGCCGTCTACGGTTGCAACGGTTTCTAATAATTCCTCATGTGTTACCGCGTCGGCTGGGATTCCTTTTTTTTCTGCTGTCGCCTTTTTGGTGATATTGCTTTTATATTCGGGAATTGTGCCGCTATCATATATAGCTTCGTTGTAATTTACCAAATCGAGATTAAAGCCTTTGTCGCTGCGCTTTATATCGCTGATTAAATATTCGGTCGTTACTTTGCTAAACTCGCCGTCGATGTCTAATTCGCCGAAGCTGAAAATATTACCGCTTTCGGGCTTAAATGCCGCGCTACTGCGTAATGTTGTTGTTACGGTTAATTCGTCGGTCGTGCCCGTGCCTGTTACCTTAATCGCTACGGGCTTCCCGTCGTCGGTAGAATAGCAGTTGACAATAATTCCGTAGGATTTCTGCGGGTCGAATGTGAGAAGCTCGTTTGTGTAAATCTTTTTCAAAAGCCCGCTTTGCCATACACATTCGCGGATTGTGTAGCCTTTGCCGATTCCGATTTTTAAACTATCGTCCTGTATTAAAATCTTAGATAGCGGGGTGTAAAAAATGCCCTCGTTTCCGACTTCAATAATGGTGGTTTTCGGGCGCAAAATCTCAACGGCCATTAAACGGCGCGCATATTTGACGATGTGGTCAAAGGTTGTGATTCCTGTTACCGTAATATCTCTGATTATGCTGTTTTCGTTCAGCGTCTGCCCCTCGCGCATGAGCAAGTATGTATCTTCTTGAAATAAATCGTCGTTGCTGTTTACCCATTTAATGCGGAGCGCGTCGGTTCTGCGTCCGAATGTCTTTTTATTTTGAATGTCGATAATATTCTGCGGGTTGTATACGGCCAGCACGTTTTCTTTTGGCTTGTCTATTGCAATCGCCAATTTTCCGCTTATGTCGTGATACATACACGCGTCTGTAGATTCCATGATGTAATTTATAACATCACTTTTCTTTGTGTTTTGCGTGATTACCCAATCAAAATAATATTTTAAATGGTCTTGTTCGGTGCTTCCCGTCGGGTTCTCGCAATATTCGTAAAACTCCCCGAAGCTGTCGAGGTCGATTTCGCTATCGTTGTATTTGCTCGCTGGGTGGCTGTCGCTGGTTAAAATCTCCAAAGCCCATGCGGCGGGGTTGCGGGTGGCGGTCTTTGTGTTGCTCCATGCCGTGCCGTCCCATGTGCGGGCTACGCCGTGCGATATGATATTGATTTTCTTTAATTTGTCCTCGTTTATTTTAGTTGCTTTCAGCTTCAAGCCCAAAACGGTACAGAAAGCGCGTTCCCTGTCCTCTACCACGCGGCATGGTACTAAATCGCTGGTGCTTTTTTCGGGGTCAAAGCAAACGCTCTGATAGAATAAACAATAGCAATCATTATGTATCATACTATCGCCCGCGTTGCCGTTATTGCAGATTCTGATATAAATAGCTTTCTGCCCGTTGGCGTGCAATGTGTTATAGTTGCCGAGTGTAAAATCTTTGTGGGCTACATAGCGTAATTCTTTTGTAGATACATTGCGTTTAAATGTATTTGTGGCCGTGCCGTTGTTGTCGAATGTAAAATCCGTCCATGTGCTGCCGCCGTCTAATGAATACTGCGGCGTGATTGTCGTTTGTGTTTCGATTTTGTCGCCGTCGTCGTTCATTGCATAAAGGCCATACGGGAAAGTGATAGCAATATCAACATCTTTGGCGTATGGGTTGAGCGTATAGGTTAAATATTCCTGTGTGCCCGCTTCTACATCGCTATCGTGCGGGATTTCATCATTACAAGCCTTTGATTCGGTTTTGTAATTAAGGGCGGGAAGATCTGTTAATAATGCGCCGTCCTGTGCAATTTCAACGCGGCCGTCCTCTGCGAAAATGCCCGTGTCGAGATTAAATGCGCCCTCTTGTGGCGATGTATGCGAAAATGATTTTATTACGATGTCGTCAATGGCGAGCTTTTGAATAATCTGCTTATTAAATCCACATTCCAGCACGGTGTAGGTGTATTCGTCCGCGCCGTCCGTTCCTGTAATCTTATAAAATGGGCTGCTTAATAAATACGGTGTGAAAAAATGCCGCCCGATGATATACGGCTGGCTGTTGCCTGTTGCCAATGTGTTAGACGCGCCGCGTAAAAATGGGCGGTTGTCGATGTCGCTTTTATTGGTGAGCTTCTTTACTTTTTCGAGTTCTTCCTGTGCTTTTTCGGCTGCTTTTTTGCTTTCATAGGCGAGAAGCCCAGGATAAATGATAAAGCCGAACGGTATAACAAAAAACCAAACATACCACGGCATGGAGTCGCTTTCGGCTGGCATTACTCGAACGGTTATTTTGTCTCCGTGCTGTGCTTCATATTCGGGCGGTTGCACTTTGTTGTTTACAAAAACAATCGCATTATTAAAATCTATGTCGGGGAGTGCGTGCTTAATGCTTTCGCCCGCGTCTATGCTGAAAACTTCATTTTTTGATAATGTCGTGTATAGCGTCGCTTTCATTTATTACCTCATAAAATGCAATCGGATTCATTATTTCAATCGGTGTGATTCTCACGCCTTTGTCGGTGGTCGCGTGTATAACTTTCCCGCGCTCCACGATGTAGCCAACATGAAGTCGCCCGTGTCGTGTAAACTCTGCAAGCCCGCCAATTTTTGGACGGTCGATTTTTCGGACATTTACGCCACCGTTTATATAGTCATTGACTGATTCTGTCGGCAATGTTGCAATATCGTATAAATCTTTTAATGGCGTGCCCGCGCGTTTGCACATTTCGACGGCGATTCCGTAGCAGTCGAACCCCTCTTCTTTAGTCCGTCCGTGCGGCTTATACGGAATATTGAGCAAATCGTCGTATTTCAATTATTCCCCCTGTTGTTGTAGCTGTTGAAAATCAATGCGGGGAATGTCATGCCGCCGCGGTCGTCTTTGTTCAGCTTAAATATTGCTTTCATACCGTTCCACTCAACGCTTCCGTATTTGTGTTTGTATACGCTTATTGGCTGTACTTCTTCGCCGTTAAATACTCCGATAATCTCAAATTGTAAATGGTCGTTTTTTTCCAAAATGTCGATAATTTCATCATGTTCTACGATTTCGACGCTGAAAGAACTATCGCCCGTATTGTTCGGCGAATATGTAAAATTGCTTGCCGAGTATGTATGGCCGTTATAGGTCATGTCTTGATTGTCATTGATTAAATAAATATGCGTTGCGTTGTCGGGGCTGGATAAATGCACCAAAAAGGGCAGATTAAAGCCGCCGCCCTCTGCTAATTGTCTGTAAATATTCATGGTTAAACCTCTTCAAGTTTTAGGCTCACTTCTTTTGTGCGCTGGCCTGTCCAGCCCTCTACTTTGATTAAATACTGCTTTGTGCCGCTGCCCGTTATGATGTCGGTTAGGTTGCACGGGATTGTGCCGCTTTTTGCGGTGTTTTCGTACCAATAGAGAAAATGCTCAAACTCGGTTTTGCCGTCGGTCTTGGGCGTGCCCTTGTCTTTTAGTGAAATATTGAGGGCGTGCGTTTTCTTTGCTGCGCTGTTTTTCAAATATTCAATCGTGCGCCCGCTTTTAAATTCCACTTTTTCGGTGTTCTCTTTATATCCGCCGTCCTGCCCGTAAAAATCGGTGTTACAGTATGCGCTCCAATTTATAGCCATGTTTCCCCCTTAAATCCCGTAAAAATCGCCGCTCATGCCCTGCTGTGCCATGTTTAGGCTGGTATTGTAGCGGCCGTTTTTAAGGCTGTCATTTACGCGCGCGTCAATCAATAATTCGATTTTGTCTTTAGTGATTTGCGGCTGCGCCCGTACTAAATTAGCCGCGCTGTTATTTATTACGATGTTTGTACCGCCCGCGACGCCATTGCTGCCGCCGTTGATGAAGTCCCACAAGGCTTTTTGCTGGCTCATGTTCATCACCATTTCGCGGCTGTTTAGGTTGGCTGCGATATTGTCGCCGTGTGTGGAGCTGCCTTGAATAATACCGCCCGTTGAGAAGCTCGGCGGGGTTGGTTTGCTTGCGATAATGCTTGCAATCTGTACCGCGCCCGCTGCTCCGACGAGTGCGCCAGTGACAAGTCCGGCAGGAAAACCGCCCTGAGCAATTGCCATAGAAATACCCTGCGCAATGTTTGCCGTTGCCTGTAGTATGCTTGCGCCCCACTGCCACATCTGTATCTTGTACTGCTCTTTAGCGGCTTTCTTTTTCGATTCTGCTACTTTTTTGTTGTATTCCTCTTCGCCGATTTCGCCTTTACGGTATTTGATTTCAAGCTCTGCTTGTTCGGCGGTGGCTTGATTCTTTACGACATCGAGCTGCAGCTGTGCCGCCTGTTGTACAATCTGCACGGCTTGGTCGGTATAGCCTTTTATTTTGGTTGCAAGATCTGCGAACTGCTGCTTGCGGCTTTGGCTGTATGATTCATCAATAGCCTTTAATGCGTTGGCTTTTTCCTCTTCGCTCAATACCTCGCTTTCGTCGATTTTCTGTTTTAGCTCTAACATCTGCTGTTGCTGGTCGGCGTATTTATCCCACCAGCTTTGCTCTGTAGCCGTGATTGCTTCTACTTTTGCGAGTGTTGCCTGTTTTTCGGCTTCGTTCAATCCCGCTAAAATCTCGGATTTGGTGAGCTGGGCTTCCTGTCCTTTCTGCGCTGCTGCGATTTCCGCGTCGCTCATGGCTTCGATTTTCGCCTTAATTTCCTCTAGCTGCTTGATTTCGGCTTCGAGTTCTGCGGCTGGTGTTAAGTGTCGGCTTGCGCTGTTAAGGGCTTCGGTTGCTGCGCGTGTCAATTCGATAGCGGCGGCGAGCTTTGCTTCTGCGTCGGCGGCTTCTTCTACGGCTTTCTTTGCTTCTTTGAGCTGTTCGAGCCGCTTCTGTTCTACGGGGTAGCCCTCTTTAATAAGCCCCTCGGTTTTGGTCATTAAATCAATGTACGATTGCAGATAGACATTGTATTTATCTTGCGCGCTTACGGCTTCGCCCCTTGCCTTTGCTTCAACTTCGAGGACGTTTAAACTCTCCTGTAATTTCTGATTGCTGGCCTTTGCGTAATCGTCCGCTTCTTTCTTTGCCGCGTTTTGTTTGTTAAGTTCCTCTGTGCGCTTGCGTTCCTTTTCGGCTTCTTCTTCCGCATATTTTGCCGCACGCTCGCGGCGTCTAAGTTCTTCGTTTATATAAACTAAAGCTTGTTTTTCCTCTGCTGTTAAGTCTTTTTTCCATTGCAGTTCTTTTTCCAGCCATTGCAAATATTCCGTGGTCTGTAGCTTTTCGCCACCTCTCGTTTCGCCCGTTATATTATTGGTGTAAATTGTGTTAATGACTTCTACACCCTCGGACACGGCTTTTTTTATGCCGCCCCATTTTCGGCTTGCGGTTTCAAGAACATCGTTAAACTTGTTCATGTGTTCGGTCATTGATTCCCAAAATGATTTTGCTTTTTGGCTCAATGCTTCAAATGTCGGGTTTGCTAATCTTCCCAGCGATTCCATGAAGTCGCCGAAAGCGTTTTTTGCCTGTGTGCCGCTGTCCGCTGCTTCCTGTGCAAATCCTTTGTATTTCTGCGCGATTAAATCTATAGCGTCGCCGTTCTTTAATTGCTCGTCGGTTAAATCCTTAATGTCGGCAATCTGCCGCCCCATAGCTCCCGCCATTCCGCTATATGTGGCGTTAAGGGTTTCGGCTGCGGTTCTTAAATCAATATGCTTTGCTGCTGCATAATCTGCGGCCGCGCCCATAATTTTCATTATTTCGGCTTCGGTGCGTCCTGTGCTGGCTAATTGCGCCATTATGTCGATTGTGCCCTCGTCGCCGTAGTTGCTGATGTTCTGCAATTCGCTTGCGTAGTCCTGCAATTTGCGGACGCTGTCGCGGTTCAGATACGGGTTATTTTCGGCTGCTTTGGCGAGGGCGTTTTCCGCTTTCGTCTGCACCTTGTAGGCTTCGTTTGCCTGTTTGAGGGTTTCGATGTACTTTTTAGCTGCCAATATTGCGGCGGTGATTCCTGCTGCAACTGCGCCGCCGCTGCTGGCTACGCTTCCCATTTTGCTTGCAAATGATGAAGCCGCGCCGCCTGTTTCGTTAAATGCTGTTTTGAGGGCGTTCGTTGCTTTCGCGCCCTTGTTCATATCTTTTGCGGCGTTGTTTACTTTGTTTTTTACGCTTTTAAGGCCTTTATCTAGGCCGCTTTCGTCGACTTTTGTGCCGATGTTTACTTCGCTATCGTTTGCCATACTCTTATAGTCATTTTTTGCGTTTTCGTATGGGTAAAAAAAATAGGGGAAATTTTCCCCTATTTTCCGCTAATTTCCCTTGATGTGCGGTTTGCCGTCGTCCTCTTCTTCCAAAACTATAAAGCTGTAGCGGGTCGGGACGACTTTATCTTCTTTGACTTTGAAGTGTTCGGCGATAATCTTTTTAATGTCCGCCTGTGATAATACAATCCCTTTTTGCATTATTCCCCCTTGCTGGATTCGGCCAGCTGTGCCTGTAGCGCGTTGATTTCGTCGCGTACTGCTTGGCGGGCTGCTTTTAATTCCTCAAAATTATAAGGGTCGCTCTCGCCGCTTAATCGCGCTTCGTAAATCTTGATAATCTTCCAATCGCCAATATCGCTAGTTGGCGCGTCTAGCCTTGATTGGAGCGTGCGGATTTGCGATTCTATCGCGCCGCGCTCTTCTTCCGTTAATTCCGTTTTCTTCTTTGCCATAATAGCCCCCGAATAATGATTTATATAATGCGTCCGTGGAGCGAACGCTTTTATATTTTTATAGTCTTTTCGGGGTTCTGATTTCGCATTATTTTTTCTTTTGTTTTAATGCTTCCTCGTATGTTATGCCGTTTCTTTTTACTCTTGAAACAATGGTGTTTCTGTTGATGTGGTAAATGTCGCACCATTCCTGCAAACATTTCTTTTTACCGTCAATTTCAATCATAATGTTTATATGCCTGTTTTCCTGTTGTTCCGCCATTGTGATAAAACGGCAATTTGACGGCTCGTAATTTCCGTTTGCGTTTATGCGGTCTATGCTCATTCCTTTTTTATATCCGTTGTTATATGCCCATTCATAAAATGATTGTGGGTTTTCCAACCATTCCGAGCAAATCTTTATTCCTCTTGCTCCATAGTGTTTATACGATATATGTTTTTCGTTGTAACATCTTTGTTTCATGCCCATAAAAACAGTTTTTATTGGGTCTTTGCTGAACGGTTTTGTTTTTGATTTTCTTGCGGCACATGCTAGGCATTTTTTGCTTAATCCGTTTCTAATCGAAGCCCCCACGATGTCGTATTCTCTGCCGCACTCCATACATTTACAACGCCATACCGCCGCTTTGTTTGCTGTTGTTCCCGATTTATAAAGCACTAGCCAGCTTCCAAATTGTTTGCCTGTCAAATCAATTAAAACGCCCATGTTTTCACCTCTGCTTTTATTATAGCGTTTTAATTGCGTCATTACAATGCTATTGCCATTGTTGTTGGCATTGCAGAAATTAGCGGCGGACGCAATAACAAATCTTACCCTTGTTTATTCTGTATTTTGTTACGGATTTTATTGTCTGATTGTCGCCAACCTTTCAATAATTTTTCCTCGTATTGGATTAGCGCAATAGTGCCCGCTATCCAATTTAGATTTATAGGCAAATGGCGTTTTAGATATTGAAACTCTCGGTAGAGGTTTCCGCAAACGCCGATTGCCGCGTCTTGTAAACATCGCCGCTGGTCACATTCCGCGATTGTTACGGGGTGTATGATGTTGGCGGCTATGATGTTTTCAATTAGCGTGTCTGTAAATGCGATTAAATGCAGCTTGCGGTTTTCGATAAACCATTCGGGAAACTCGCTATTAAAACCTTGATTCGGTTTCTTGCCGTATTTCGCAAAAATCCCGTTTATGGTTTCTTGGTCTGCTTCCTCAATATCTTTGATTATCTGATTTACGCTTCGCGGGCTTCGCTTTAATCCGAAGTTACGCAGCGCAAAATCTGTGATGTCGTCCTGCAATTTTTCGGCGCATTTGTAAAACTCTAAATCGCTTAGATTCTGCAAGTTTTTCAGAACACTCATTTTATAAACCTTTTGTACTTATAGTCATTTTTCCGCTATCCCGCCCGCACGGGGCGGAGATTAGCGGATTGCGGGGCTATGCCCCTAAGATGAAGCGGGGACGAACGCAAGCGGTCGCAATGCTCGCGTAGTCGTAGCGGCTAATGCCAATGTCGTAGGCACGGCAGAAACTAGCGGCGGACGCAATATCTTTTAGCCACCAATAAGCCGAACGGTTATTTTGTGCTTGTTTGCTAAATGCAAAAAGCGGCAGCTGTCGGTTTGCGTTTCCTGTGTCATAACCCGAACTGCTCCAAGCTATAGAGCCGTAGGCTTCGACCTCGCTCATTAAAATAGCCTGCGCGCTTATCCATTCCCAGTTACTTGCGCAACCTGTCGCACTTCCAAATCTGTTGTAGCCTGTGGCGTTGATTGCGTTTGATACCAGCTCGCGGGTGGTTTTCAAATGT